ATTAACACCAGTCTTATAAGTAAGGCTTGAAGCGTTTACTACCATAGGCGTAATAACGGTGTCTTGTTCCATCCAAACGTATTCGCTTTGCATCATCTGTTCTACTACTTCGTTGTAGCTTTCATCTACATAACCTGTATTTAAAGTAATGCTTTTAGCACCTTGAATGTTAAAGGTTTTTCTTGGATGTTTTAAAGTGTCGTATGTTCCCGATAACCCAATTTCAAATCTTTTGTATTCTTCTTTTGTTACTCTAAGTTGTTTAATGGATTTTCTGAAGAACCACAAATCTTGTAACCCACCGAACTTATTAATAAAACTAATTTTAGCAGGTTTGTATTTACATTCTTCAATGGTGTTTACCTTAACGATTCTTAACCCATCGGTGGTGGCTATGTTTATCTGGTCTACTTCAAATATTTCGTATTCATCTAAAAAGTCAATAATGCATTCGTTAGGTTCATAGCTTCCCGTTAATTGTACCACCCTATCCTTAAAGCTATCATAAGCGTTTACACCGTTGCTTACATATTCAAAAACGTAAGATGCACTTGAAGCAATTAGTCTACTATATACGATGTTGTTTTGGTATAAGAAAGCCACGCTTGTGGTGTTGTTTCTATCTACTGGGATTCTGATATCACTATCTGCTAACTTATAAATGATATCATTGCTTTGCATATACCCTGCGGTAGTGGTAGGGTTGCTACCTTCTTCAAAGTTTCCGTAAGCATCAATAATAAAACCGTTAACTACTACAGGACTTCCTACGGTAGCATTAGCACTTGTGTAAAGCTGAAGGCTTGTTTGGTATGTTTCGCTATGTGTCTGGTAAAAGTTTGCACCAGTGCTATAACCAATATTAAGATAGTCCCTTAGTAGTTCAGCTATTTCAAACAGAATCCAGTTTTGCGATATGTTTTTTCTTAGCGTGTAAACGGTTGTACCATCTACTTGTATCGTTAGTATTCCATATGCCGCAGTACCGCCATTGTCTTTTTTAGATACATAAAATGGACTTCTTACAAATATATTAGCCATTACTTATTGTTTAGTTGTTGTTTTGTTACAAATGCCAAAAGTGCTTCGGTGTCTAAAGCGAAAGCGGTTTCTAATTCTTTTGGTAATCCTTTAGCGTATTTCTGAAATGGTTTAGTAAAAAATAAGCTTGGTTTTATTCCTTTATAAAATATGCTTCTTGCTATTGCAAATTGTAAACTTTTTCTGCTTATAAATCTTCCTTTGTCGTCTCTTGGTGCTATTCCCTTTTTAACTGTCCACTTATCTAACTTGCTTGGTGGTGGCATTTTGGTTGTGTAACTATAAGGCGTGTTGTATTTCTGTTTAACACCGCTTACCCCTTTATCTTGGAACACACCATAGTCTGCCATTTCAATTCCGAACTGCAAACTATTATCCGTTACTTTTACTTCACCGCCCTTAATACTATTTTCTAAAGTACCACCGCCTTTATTAAGGCTTTTAAGGTTCTGTTTAGATTCTTCTATAACCTTATCCCTAAATTCTTCTAAAGCTTTTTTAAAGTTATCTAGTTGCATATATCAATAGTGTTCATAGTAACCACATCAAAAGTACTTACCCATCCTGCAAGTTCATTTTCGAACCTATCATAGAAAGCTTCCATACTTGCGCTGCCTTCTAAGTGATAACCATCTTGGTGTGGTGTTCCTTTTCTTAACTTCTGCTGAAGTCTATTCAAGACCGTTAGTTGTGTGTTTAGAATGTCTTGTCTATTATCGTTACCACGGAAGATATCAGTCGTCGCATCTTTACTCGTATCCACCAAGTCCATAGCCATAACCGAAATATTATAAGATAAAGTTTGTCCATTGTCAGTTACGTTGTTAATCATTATGTGCGACAACGGAAATATCGTCTGCTTGTTTAAATCTACTTCTGTAATATCACCAAAGGTTACGGTGTTGACATTTATATCTGATTGTAAGATATCCCTTACCTTAGTTGTTAGGTCGTAAAAGGATTGAATACCCCTGTATGTTATTTCACTCATCGTTTTCTTTTTAATTCGTTGGCTTCTATTTCTGCCTTTTCTTTTTTAAAGGTTAACGCAGTCAAACAAGCGTTCATATTTAAGTCTGTTATGCTTTCAAATTTGGTAACATCCCCATCGGCAAGTGCATAGACAGATTGATACCAACCCCATTTAGTGCCGAAATTTGCTCTGCCGTCAAGTCCTCCTTGTGATGAACTTGTAAATAAGCTATCATAGCCGTCGATAATTCTATTCCTAAATGCCAAAAAAAAACCATTGAACTTATCACCGCATCCATTGGCGTGTGTAACATCGCTTCGTGGTAATCATCACCTTTGTATTCGTGTATTAAATACTTGCCTTTTATCTTTTGTTTGATAGGTCGGTATAGTACCGCCATTGCTTTGTGTAGGTTCTTTACATCACCTATGTAATTATCTAAGTCGATATATTCGCCAAAGGTCATATCTTCCAACTTAGGAATAAAACCAAATTCAGTATCACCTATCTTAAAAGTTCTTACTAGGTCTGGCTTCTGTTCTAATGTTCCTGTGATGATATTAGTGATGTTGTCTATATCACCTTTACGGTATTTCAAAGCATCACTTAGTGGTAGGTCGCAGAATATCTGCAACATCTTTTCCTGAATAAAAATATCACTCATACCCGAATCTTGATTCACATCTAATACCTTTTGAAATTGTTGGTA